TGATACTACGAGCTTACATGATGAAGGTTTAACGATGACGGCTAACGGTCAGTGTTTTCGAAAAGATCGTAAGGGTATTTTTCCAGAACTTATTGAATATTACTTTGATGTTCGCCAGCAGGCTAAGAAGAAAATGTTATCAGCTCAAACCAAATATGAGGAGACAAAAGACCCAGTATATCTTAATGAAATTGCGAGTTTAAATTCAAGACAGATGTCTGCTAAGATTCTAATGAATTCACTTTATGGTGCGATGGGTAATGTTTATTTTCGCTACTATGATATCCGAGTAGCTGAAGGTATTACTATGACCGGGCAGCTTATTATTAGAACTGTGGCTAAACGACTAACCGATTTTATTAACGAAGAATGTAACACTCATGGAATCGACTACTCTTTTTATAGTGATACTGACTCCACCTATATTACTCTTGGTAATTATGTTAGCAAATATGTACCAAGACAGATTAAGACTGAAGTGGTGGATGTACTGGATAAGTACTGTGCTCAAAAAATTGAGCCTACTATTAATAATGCTTGTGAAGATCTTAATCAGTATCTTAACACATACCAGAAAAAAATTAAGTTCAAGCGAGAGATTATCGCCGACCGCGGTATATGGATTGCTAAAAAACGGTATGCAGTCAACGTATACAACTCTGAGGGGGTTAGTTACGAAGAGCCAAAACTAAAGGTGTTAGGGATGGAAATTGTAAGATCATCTACACCTGCTCCGGTTAGAAAAGCACTCAAGGAAGCCGTAAGTCTAGCGCTGAGATCAGACGAAGATCAACTTCGTGGTTATGTTGCTGACATTGAAAAGAAATGGTCTATGTTAGACCCTGAAGATATTGCTTTCCCACGTGGTGTAAATGGTGTGAAGGAGTATAGTGACCCTAATTCTATTTTCAGAAAAGGTACCCCTATACATGTACGCGGTGCTTTAATTTATAACCATCTTCTAGATGCTAAGGATCTAAATAAAAAGTATCAAAAAATTCAAGAAGGTGATAAGATCAAATTTTTATATTTAAAAGAACCCAACCCATTAGGTACTCATGTAATTACTTTCTCCGGTCAACTACCTCCAGAGTTTAAATTACGTGAGTATGTAGATTATGAAACTATGTTTGAAAAATCTTTTCTAGAACCGCTAAACTCACTTCTAAGTTGTATTGGTTGGAAAGTCAAAGAGCAAGCTTCTCTGGAAGGTCTATTTGGTTGATTATATAATGATTAAAAGGAGTGAAATATGAATGTGCTAGATAAACTAAAAAAGAATACAACTATAAAAGAAACCGACCTGCTGTCGGAATCTAAGTTATTTAAAAATAAAGATCTTATTTCTACCTCAGTACCTATGCTAAATGTAGCGTTATCAGGTAGATTAGATGGTGGTCTATCTCCAGGGCTTACTGTATTTGCAGGACCTTCTAAGCATTTCAAGACTGCATTTGCGCTAATGTTAGCAAAAAGTTATCTGGAGAAGTATAATGATGCAGCTATCCTTTTCTATGATTCTGAGTTTGGTTCACCTCAGTCTTACTTTGATAGCTTTGGTATTGATACTAGCCGGGTTATACACACACCGATTACAGACATCGAGCAACTTAAACACGATGCTATGGCCCAGCTTAATAATATTGAGCGCGGGGATCGTATCATTATTATCGTGGATAGTGTAGGCAATCTAGCTAGTAGAAAAGAAGTAGAAGATGCTATTGATGGTAAATCGGTAGCTGATATGTCTCGAGCTAAGCAGTTAAAATCGTTTTTTAGAATGGTTACCCCGCACCTGACACTTAAAAATCTTCCTATGATCGTGGTTAATCATACCTACATGGAAATAGGTATGTTCCCGAAAGCTATTGTTTCTGGTGGTACAGGGGTATACTATTCAGCAGATAATATTTACATTATCGGTCGTCAACAGGAAAAAGAAGGTAGTGAGATTGTTGGGTATAACTTTATTATTAATGTTGAAAAGTCTCGCTATGTACGAGAAAAGTCTAAAATACCTGTGGAGGTAACCTATGAGGGGGGTATTAGTAAGTGGTCTGGGCTATTAGATGTAGCCTTGGAGGGAGGGTTTGTTGTCAAGCCTTCTAATGGGTGGTATTGTAGAAAAGGTGAAGAACACAAGTATAGAATGAAGGATACTTATACCAAAGAATTTTGGATGCCTATCCTTGCTTCTAAAGACTTTCAAGAATATATTGAAAAGACCTATAGAATGTCAAGCGGTTCGTTAATGGGTAGTGACGATCTAACGGATGAGGATTTAGATTCTGAATATGATAAGCTAGGTGTATAATGCTAAGAAATAAATTATTCCAACCGTGGTTTGTAGGGGAAAAGGACTGGGGATTTGAGATTGTTGAAGGTCCGTTTAAAGAGGTTTGTATTCAAATAGAAAACCTGGAATTTAAGGATGAGGATACTGGTAATTGTACATTAGATTATCATACAGTACGTTTACCAGAGCATCTTAAACCAGAATCATTACAAACCCCAGAATTTGAAGAAGTAATAAATCAAATTATCAACGATATTCTAACCGAAGCTATTAAAGAATATGAGACTAGAAATAGCGATACTCAAAAACCTGATACACCGTGAAGAGTACATGCGTAAGGTACTTCCGTTTGTAAAAGCGGAATATTTTTTAGAGGAAAGTGAGAAGGTAGTATTTCAACATACCCAGCAGTTTATATCTAAGTATAATAAACCACCCACTCTTGAAGCCCTGTCTATTTCTTTAGAAAACACTTCTCTTCCAGAAGGGTTATTTCAAGACGTTGTACAACTGGTAAGTAAGCTAGAACCAACTGAGAATTCCGATCTACAATGGTTGACGGATGAAACGGAGAAGTTTTGTAAAGATAAAGCTGTCTATAATGCTATTATTCGCTCTATCGGTATTATGGAAGGTCGTGATAAACAAGTTACTAAAGATGGAATACCATCCTTATTACAGGAAGCATTGGGAGTTTGTTTTGATCGCTCAGTAGGACATGATTACTTTGATAACTCAGACGACCGTTATGATTTCTACCATCGAGTGGAATCTAAAATACCTTTTGATATTGATTTATTCAATAAAATTACCCAGGGTGGTTTGCCTAATAAGACGCTTAATATTGCATTAGCAGGTACCGGGGTAGGTAAATCGCTGTTTATGTGTCATGTTGCAGCCGGTGCTTTAACCCAAGGTAAAAATGTTCTATACATTACTTTGGAAATGGCAGAGGAGAGAATTGCCGAGCGTATTGATGCTAATTTATTAAATGTAGATATTGATCAAATAAAGGATCTACCTAAGCAATTGTTTGATAATCGTCTTACTAAACTCAAACAAAAAGCCACGGGGCAGTTAGTAATAAAAGAATATCCAACTGCCTCTGCTCACGTAGGTCATTTTAAATCACTATTAAACGAGTTGCATCTTAAAAAATCGTTTAAACCAGAAATTATATTTATTGATTATCTTAATATTTGTTCTTCTTCAAGATTTAAGCCCGGTGGAAGTGTAAACTCTTATACATATGTTAAGGCCATAGCTGAAGAGTTGCGAGGTCTTGCTGTAGAATTTAATGTACCGATCGTATCAGCGACACAAACGACGCGTTCAGGTTACTCTAACACCGATGTGGAGCTGACTGATACTTCTGAATCATTCGGATTACCGGCAACAGCAGACTTTATGTTTGCGCTAATAAGTACAGAAGAACTCGAACAGTTAAATCAGCTGATGGTAAAGCAGTTAAAAAATAGGTATAACGACCCGTCTTCTAATAAGCGGTTTATGATAGGTGTTGATCGAAAAAAGATGCGTTTATACGATTTAGAACTTAACGCACAAGTTGACCTGGATGATTCTGGTCAAGAGAATGCCTCTACTCTTTTCGATATGAGTACGGTGTTTAAACCTAAAGATTATAGCTCGATAAAAATTTAATATGTACTTAAATGTATGGTTAGATGAGAGCTTAGAACAAATTAAGCCTATCTTAATAGGCACTCATTCTTATAATTTTATAATTGGTCAGTTAAATCAATCTTTAAAGACAGAAGGCTTTGTATTTAATTTTAAACGCAATACTTTCATGGGTAAGAATGACCTGGCAGTTTCTGGTTTATATGATGTTGAAAAAAACAAAAAGATTATAACTATTATTTTTTCTAAACATTTTAAAGAGTTTACTATTAAGCGTAATTTTTGGAAACGATTTAAGTTTGCTATATCCCAAACATGTCAACACGAAGTTATTCATCAGTGTCAATGGGCTTTCAGAACCTATAATACAAATGCAAGATATTCGAGCAGATTTAGGTTTAGTCAGGGTAATTTTAAACAAAAAATTTACTTATCTGATCCAGACGAAATAGAAGCCTATGCCCACGATATTGCTATGGAAATAAAATTTTTTTACCCTAAACGCAACCCATACCATGTATTAAAGTATGCTAACCGTTTTGCCAATCTTTGGTCTTATCAATATTACCGTCAAACCTTTGGTAAGAGAGACTGGAAACTTATTCAACCCAGGTTGATTCGAAAAACATATAAATGGTTAGGAGCTTAAATGCCAAGTTGGTTAAATGTTACAGAAATAGTACTTTTACTATTTACATGCTGGGTATGTTATAACGCCGGAAAATTAAAGGGCGTTGCGGATATCATTGAGCTACTTTTGCACAAGCGCATGATTACTATGGAAGATATTCGCAAGTTAGAAGAAAAGTAACCGTTGATTATTTTCCTAAGATTGTATATAATACTTTATCAATAGGAGATACACATGACACAGGCAAGCTCAAAACCTCGAGTTAAAAATGATCAATTAGGTGACGAGGCACTTACCATGCTATTTGAAGCTTTTAAGACCCATCCTATCGAAGAGTTTCGCAACTTATGCAGAGATTTAATTGAAGCTTCTTCTGGTAAGCGTACTACAAAGGATAAGTTTCATATTTTACTTGAAACCTCGCGTTCAAAGAACGATATGTTAACTAAAGTAAGTAATTATTTGATGGCCGGACAAGGTTTAGGAGTATAGAATGATTACGGTGGCAGGTGTTTCGGTATGTAAAGGTAAAGTAAAATTACGATTCTGTTCTGATGCTGTGTTACGTATTAAAAATTTACATAAGCAAGGAGATACAGACATTGAACTTATGGAATTACCTATGCCTATGTCTAAATTAGATGCATGCAATTACCTACTTAAATCTGGTCATTTTGAAAAATATAAAGACGAAATTATGTCAGTTATAGGTAAGAAACACTTGCCTAAAACATCTAAACAAGCTATAATAAAGCCTGTAGTTGAGAATGACAGTGAACTTCAATCTATTAAAGAGTTAGCAGAAGCATAATATTTTTACTACAATAGAACCACCGCCGTCTATTGTAGTCTTTTGTGGCGGGGATATATCATGAGGAAACTTATGTCGATTCAAACTAGTGTTCTTAAAACCCTGAAGTCAGGCCGTCAATTTACTGCCGGTCAACTGGCTGGTCTGTTTAAGACTACCGAAGGTACCGTTGCTGCTCGTATTTCCGAGCTTCGTAGCCAGGGTTATGCTATTTACAGCAACACGGCTAAAAATGGCAAGACTGCCTACCGTCTGGGAACTCCTTCCCGTCGCATGGTTGCAGCTGCGTTTGCAGTGCATGGTAGTTCAGTTTTCAACTAAAAAGTAGTTAGTTGAATCAAACCCCGGCTTGTCCGGGGTTTTTTATTGTGATAAATATAATAAAAAAGGAGTCTTATGTCAGCAGCTTCTGACAAATACGAAAAAGATGTAGCAGCTTTTATGAATAGCTTACCCGGGGTGAAGGCTATACGTCCAACGGTTGGTACGGATTACCCGGATGTACTGGTAACTTACAAAGGTAAAACTTCTTATGTAGAGGTTAAGATGAGTCACTCAGACAACTTATCTAACCCCAGAATGTATTTTTCTGATGGTAAGTGGCAGACTACATATAGTACACCTGCAGCTAAGTATGCAGTAGATATACTGAACACTTCACCGCAAACTAAAGACTTTCTTAAAAAAATTGCTGAATTTTCTGGTATTCCTTTAAAAATTTTAAAAATACCTACTACAAAATCAGGGCTTAAAGAAGAAGGCGCTATACCTCTTCATATTATGAAATCATATTTCGCTAAACCAGGGGTAAATAGGTATATAGCTAGTAAAGAGAATTATGATTTAGGAAAGGTAGTAACGGAGCATTATACTATTGGTAAAACTGAACCTGCTAATTATATGCAAGCAGGGGATGATTTTTATCGTATAGGTGCTTCAGATCCGTTTAAACTTGGTAACTCCATACCTCTTTTGACAGGGAGAGGTGATTTTAAAGTACGTATTGGTACTAGAAGTGAATTTTATGAAGTGCAGGCAGAAATAAAAATTAAGCAAATGCCGGTTAGCGATTTTTCTTGTAAACCAGGTACCCGTAAAAAGAACCCCTTTAAGTAATGATTACACTAACGTCGTTTATCAACGAATCAACAGAAGATAAACTTACTCATCTAGAGCACGCAGAAGATCATGTCATCAACGCTGGTTTCGAAGGTTTTGCGCATGCCTTCCATAATCTGGAAGACGTTAAAGACCAGCTGCAAGGTAAGAAAAACAAAACAAAAATTACAACCAAGTATGATGGATCCCCTTCTGTGGTATTTGGTACTAACCCCGATAATGGTCAGTTTTTTGTTGCATCTAAGTCTGCGTTTAATAAAAACCCTAAACTAAATTACACGTTTGAAGACATAGAACAAAATCATGGTCATGCTCCCGGCTTAGTAGAAAAACTCAAGCATGCACTTGAACATCTACCTAAAGTAACTCCCAAAGCTGGGGTTTATCAGGGTGATATTATGCATACAGGGGGAATAAAAAGTGAAGATAATCCTCATGGAGATGTGATGGAGGATAGAGGTAAGTATCACTTTAAACCTAATACTATAACTTATTCTACTCCAAAAGGGTCAGCAGAAGGAAGGAAAATTGCAAAATCCAAACTCGGTGTGGCTGTACATACCTCTTATACTGGTAATCGTTTTAGTGATTTGAGAGCCGAAGTAGGCGCCGATCTGTCACACTTCGGTTCACACCCTGATGTTCATTTAATTGATGTAGCAGGTGATGCCGAACATGCCAAACTAACTACTAATCAAGCCCATACTTATCAACACCACATGGATCAGGCTGTAGGTCAATTTAAACAGTTCGATAAAAAGCACTACAAAGTATTAGATAACCATGTAGAACATCTTAAAACGTATATTAATAAAACAGTAAGAGAAGGAACCAAACCATCGGTTGAAGGTTATCAAGAACATCTTAAAAACTACCATCTTAGACAGATAGCAGGGGTTAAGACTGCTAAAGCTGTAGAAAATAAATCACAGAAGATGGAAGAAGATATGAAGCATGTAAATAAGAATAGTGAACATTTTAATTCTATTTTTAATATGCACCATCACTTACAAGCAGCTAAGGATCAATTAGTTCATGCTCTATCAACTCATAGTAAGTTTCAACAATCTATCGATGGTAAACCAGCTAAACCAGAAGGTTATGTAGTTATTCGTGATGGTAGACCAACTAAGTTAGTAGATAGAGCAGAATTTAGTCGAGCTAACTTTGCCGCTAGACCAAGGTAATTCTCAACGGCCCACATATGAATTTTAGTAGCTAGGCAATAGATAATCCATGAAAAGTATTAAAGAAAAGCAGCTTTTGGTGAAATGGGCTAAAGCAATGAACGAGCCTATCGATGCCGCTTTGGTTGAAGAGGTGGAGCGATACGAGCAGCTGCAGAATGAAATTAAGCAATCGGTAAAAACCAATTCAATTAAAGACTTGTTTGTTGCAGCGCAATCAGTCCCTTTAAAAGAAGAAACTGTAAAGGAAGAAATAGAATACCCATTACCTCCTACGCTAGAAGAGGTTTTGGATTTCTTTAAAGAGCAAATAGACGAGCCAGCTGTACAAAAAGTAGAAGAACCTGCAAAAGAAGATAAACCTGCTGATATTGTTAGTGTAGTAGCTAATCATATTACAAATGAAGTAAAGCTGGAAGAAAGAGCAGATTCATATCAACAACCTGATGCTGAACTTACTTCTAGATCGGTTAACGATATAAGAAAAAAGATAAAGTTTTTAGAAGACTGGTTAAGTAAGATCTCTTTAACCGGGCCAGGTGGCGGTGCAGGTGATGTAATTAATTTAGACTTCCCGGTTAAGCTAGTTACCAATAACTACACCATTACAAGAAAAGATTATTACATAGGCGTAAACGCTGCCTCATCTGTTACCATTACCCTACCTGATGCGATAGGGTTTCCAGGTAGAAAGGTTGTAATTAAAGACGAGTCAGGTAACTGCTCATCCAACCCTATAACAGTGCTTGGTAATGTCGATAATGATCCCGGTGGCTTTATTTTACAAATGGACAACGGTGGTATACAAATGATATACAGAGAAGGTTGGAGAATAATATGACATATTTGTTCAGTGGTAATTCAACTATTTCAAACGAAGTTGAAGTTAAGAACGATATAGGTAATGCGTTACCAGTCTGGGGTAATGTCTATTTAAATAACAATACATCAAGAGTAACTACCGCTAACCCTCTGCCTGTTTCACTAGGCGGTGCAAATATTACTGTTATTGGTAATACTAACATTATTGATACAGTAACGGTTAGCAGCACTCCAGAAAACCCGGTTCATGTTCATGTAACAGAAATCGGAGCATCTGGTAACATAATTACACCATTCATGCCAGTTGGAGGTAATGTATTTGTTGCAGGTAATGTTAATGTTATCGGCAATGTAGTTGTTTCAAGCGGTAACATTAACGTATTATCGATACCTACTTTTACAGGTAATGTTAATGTTATTAGTACTGCAAATGTAAATGTTATTAATATACCTACTTTTACAGGTAATGTTAATGTAATTACAATTCCAAGTATAATTGGTAATGTTGCTGTTACCGGTAATGTATATTTGAACAATAGTACAACCTCTGTTTCAGTATCTAACCCGCTACCAGTTACAGCTGTTATTAGCGGGGGATCTATAACCACAACCGTTGTAGATGGCCAGCAAGATGCTTTTGGTCGCTTAAGAGTATCGGAAGAATTTACCCTTGGAGATTACAAACACACTTATGGTATTGATCCTAACTTTGCAGATGTAATGCAGTTCGGCGGTAATGTTACTCACACAGCATACCAATCGGCCGCTAGACTAACAAGTAACACCCACCCAAGAAGTAATGCTATACATCAAACCAAGATGTACCATAATTACATGCCGGGTAAAAGTCAGTTAATAAAGAGCACAGTTAATTTCTACGCCCATACTGCCAATGTAACAAAACGCACTGGCTATTTTGATGATCGTAATGGTATTTACTTTGAGCAAGACGGCAATGGGGTTCTTAGTTTTGTTATTAGAACTGATACATCTGGCACACCTTCAGATTCTCGCAGAATAACTCAATCACAGTGGAATATGAATACGTGTAATACGACTATTACAGGTACATCTACTGATGGTAGTAATTATGGAAAAGCCGGTACATGGGATTTAGATATAACAAAAACACAAATTATTTTTATTGACTTTCAATGGCTAGGTGTAGGACGGGTTCGTTGTGGGTTTGTACATAATGGCCAAACAATTATTGCGCATGAATTTTATAATAGTAACTTTTTACCTACTGTATACATGAGTAATCCTAACCTTCCAATAAGGTGTGAGATAAGAAATACTGGTATTTCAGCTGGGGGATATTTTGATCAAATCTGCTCTACGGTTGTATCTGAGGGCGGCTATGTAGAATCAGGTATTGATTTTAGCGTTGACTCAGGTCAAACCGGTCAAAGCGTAACCGTTGCTAACGGTGAATACCCTATATTAGCCTTCAGATTAAAAAACACCTTTAGAGGATATCCAAATCGCGTCGTTGTAAGATCAAGGAATATTAATATATACGCGGAAAATTATCCATGTTACTGGGCTATACGTAAGCTCAGCGGGCTTGCTAATATTACATTGTCCAACCCAGGCTGGGTTTCTGTAAATTCAGATTCTGCTGTTGAGTACTCAGCTAACGCTACCGCTTTCGTAGGTGGGGATATACTAGACGGAGGTGTTGTTGGTACAACAAGCCCTGGGGGAAGCGCAAAGGGGACGGGTGTTGCGCCTGTCAATCAACCAAGTGATGCTAAGAAGAATTTTATTGCTCAAAATATAGATTCTAATGATAGCGAAATATATGTAATAACAGCAAAAGCTATTGGTGGTACTGCTAGTTTGTGGGTTAATGCGCAGTGGAGGGAGATATACTAATGAAAACATTTAAAGAAATTAGAGAAAATTTTCAAGACGGTCGTAATCCGGAAGATAAAGGTGATATGGCCAGACATGGTTTAAAAGGTAAAACAATCGCCCAACTTAAAAAAGTTAGATCATCAGATACAGCCAGCCCCAGAGAAAAACAACTTGCCCATTGGCGAATTAATATGGTGCAAGGGAAGAAAAAGAAACGATAAATATTCTGATGAAAACATTCCTAGAATCTACCGAAAAAACTGCTGTCTTTACTTATGGGAGAAACAATCCTCCTACGGTTGGGCATGAAAAGCTTTTTAATAAAACTATAGAAGTAGCTAAAAAACATAATTCAGTAGCACATATCTATACTTCACATTCTCAAGATGCCAAGAAAAACCCATTAACTGCAGAACATAAAGTAAAATTAATTAAACATGCATACCCAGAAGCACATGTTGCATCGTCTTCTAAAGAAATGCCTTCTATGCTTCACATAGCTAAACAACTACATCAACAAGGCCATAAACATCTTGTTATGGTGGCTGGTTCCGATAGAGTAGATGAATATAAGCAAAAATTACATCAATATAATGGAGAACACCCTGGAGCATTGTACAACTTTAAAAGTATTAAGGTTGTATCAGCAGGACAACGTGATCCAGATGCCGAGGGAGCATCTGGAATGTCTGGTACTAAACTACGAGGTCATGCTATTGCTGGTGAAAAAGATAAATTTAAATCTGGGTTAATGTCAGGGTTATCCGATGAGCATAAAGAAAAAGTATACCATGCAGTTAGAAAAGCACTTAAAGTTAATGAAATTTACGACCCGCATCTTAAAATCTCTAAATTTCAATGGGGTGAAAAAGAAGGTACAGATCACATGAAACAAATGACACCTGGAGAAAAGCCAGTGAAGAATAAAAGACTTAAAGAAAGTTTACCTTATCTGTTAATGAATACGTTACAAAAACAACAGTTACATGAACAGAACATGCAGCTAGAGTTCGATGGTATACAAACTAGAAGCTTAGACGCATGTCCCGGTGCTTATAAAATGTTTAAAAAACACATTGAAGATATTCGCGCTGGTAAACATTTAGGTGAAAAAACAGGGCATGAGTCCGATTTAACAGCAACACCTACCTCAGATGCTCAACGTAAAGTAGTAGCTGGAATAGCTATGAAACCACCCACGCTTCAAAAAATGCAATTTAAACAATACACTGGTTTATAATGATAGTAGATATTTTAAGAAAAATAATAGCAGATTCTTATGTGATTTACTTTAAAGCACATAGCTTTCACTGGAACGTTGAAGGCCCAGATTTTGTACAATACCATGATTTTTTAAAAAATTTTTATGAGGAAGTTTTCGAATCTATTGATACATACGCTGAACTAATAAGAACTACAGATCAGTATGCACCTACCTCACTCTCTAGATTATTAGATCTAACTTCTTTAGAAGAAGCAAGCTCCATACCAGAAGCTGTTATGATGATAAAGATTATTGCTAGGGATAATGAAGTATTTTTATTATCCCTAAAAGATGCATATCAACAAGCTGAGCAGTCAGGTGAACTTGGTATATCTAACTACTTACAAGATAGAATTCAAGCTCATGAAAAACATGCATGGATGTTAAAGGCTATTATTAAATGATTACCGATAAAAATATACAACACGAGCTTTTAAAAACTGCTTTAGAAGCAACAGATAATTACTTAACGGTAGAAAAAAAAGCACTAGCTGCTGGTAAAGCTAATGACGATATGGTACATGATTTTTCATACCATATGTCTACAGCCCACGATGCATTGCAATCGTTAGGGGTATTAGACCAGCATCAAGACTATATGAAAAATCATGTAGATACTATGCTTAAATTGCTTGGTCATAAAGATTCTACGATTGGAGACCTACCATACGCTCATGTACCAAAAGCAGATATTGAAGGTGTAGATGAAGCTAATGTATGGGATAAGCCTTCACCAGTAAAAAAACACGAAAAGCTTTCACCTTCCACCAAGGCTAAAGCTAAAGCTAGAGCCAAAGCAGCCGGTAGACCTTATCCTAACATGGTTGATAATATTTGGGCAGCTAGACAGCAGGAAGGAACCGTGGTTTCTTTTGCAAATTTTATTACAGAAGAAGTATTAATTTCTGAAGACGAAATTGATAAAATAGTAGAAAACCTAACATGGGAAGATATTATTGATCTATACCCAGAAAACGAATTAGTAGAAGATGATAGCTTAGATGAAGCGTTATCTGCTCAAGCAAGACTAAAGAAAAGACAAGCATTTGCTAGAAATCGTTCTCGTCGTAATATCGCTAAAGGGCTAAAATTAAGACGTTCATCATCTCCTGAAGTATTGAAAAAACGAGCTGTAGCTGCAGCAAAACGCGCTATGTATAAGCGATTACTGCGTGGACGAGACCGTTCTACTTTATCAGCATCTGAAAAAAATAGAATTGAAATGCAAGTAAGAAAGATGAAATCTATTCAGCAAACTATTGTAAACAAGATGCTTCCAAAAATAAGAAGTATAGAACAAAGTCGTCTAGCTCATTACAGGGGTAAAAAGTGAAAACATTCAGAAAGTTTAGAGAAGAACATGAAGTATGTTGTGAAGAGTGTCTGGACGAAATTATTGAAGAGCAGTTTTTATCTGATGGAAATGAGCTGTACGAAGATTGGGGTGAATTAGATGAGGAAGATAATGAAGGTCGTAAATTAAATAAACCTTTTCTTACCCCAGGGGGACCTAAAAAACGTGCCGTTTATGTTAGAAATGAAAAAGGTAATGTTGTAAAAGTTGGATTTGGAGATCCTAATTTATCTATAAAGCGGGATAATCCAGAAAGAAAAAAGAGCTTTCGAGCTCGACACAATTGCGATAACCCAGGACCGAAAACGAAAGCTAGATATTGGAGCTGTAAGTACTGGTCCTCAACTCCAGTATCTAAATTAGACTGAGGAAACAAGTATGAAACAATTAGAACAAGACGTCCTGGCTGTCATGCTAGGAGAAGCCCTACATCCCAATCAACAAAAGATTGATGTAGTAGATGATGAAAAAATTGATGCGAAAGATTTTGCCAAACTTCGTTCCATGAAGAATAAAAAAACAGGCAAAATTCATAACTGTGCTGTTCATGTAGAGCACCCAGAGTATGGTATTGGTGAATGTATTAGCGAAGCGCATGCCGATCCAGATGAAGATGGAAATATTGCATGGTATACTGTTAAGTTTGAAACAGGTACTCATGTAGTTCAAACAGAAGATATAAAAATTATAGCTTCTGAGTCACATATGCATAATGAAGGTGCTTTAAAAGAAGAAGACATTGAACTTGATGAAGCTAGAGGTCTAGCTAGTATGACTGTAGACCAGCTTAAACAAGAACATGAAAAAGTAATGAATAAGATTAATGACCAGGGTAAATCTAAGATGATTTCTATGAATCATCCCTTGAGCCAGCGTGCTCGGTCAATTAGACTTCATATAGCTATAAAGAAAAAACAAGCTAATGAAGAAGTACAACCTGTAGAAGAAATGGATAAGTCTATGGCATATGCAACTGGGACCAAGCGTGCCATGCAAATGACCGGAGATAAACCTCCTCTTGAAAAATCTACTATTAAGAAAGCTCATAAAATAGCTAAGGCTATGTTGAGGAAAGAAGAAGTAGAAGAAGATCAGTTTTCTGATTATGATGAGCTTATCGAAGGTAAGCCCTTTGAATTTGAAGTAGAACATAATTATAATTTTGGTGACTATTTAAAAACCGCTAAGCAGTTAGTTGGTGAAGAAGACGCTATAAACTTAGCTAACGAAGCTTTTAACAAACAAGATATTAGTCTGTTTGTTGAAGAAATGACACGCAATGAAGTTGAATCTAGAGTAAAAACACATATGAACGCCGGTCACGAAGTTTCTACGCCTAAATATAGTACAAGGGATGGCAAATTCCATGCAGAATTTATCGTTAAAGATAAAGAATCTGGAGTTCGTCGTAAGTATATTTACCATGGAAATACCCGTAAGATGGAAAATATGGGTACTCCAGGCAAGAGAGACTAAGGAGATAAACTATGTCTTCATGGGGCTATACAGATAACGTTGCCATTGCGGGTACCGTTAGCGCCTACACTCAAAATGTTCGTGTGGTTGGCTCATCTACATATTTTGCAGTTAATGTAAAAGATGGGGATTATTTAAGTATTAGTGGTAAAAAGTATCAGGTAAGCAATGTTACATCTAATACAGTAATTCATCTCACTAACGTAGCTACCGCCAATGTAGCTGGTGCTACTGCATATTTACAGCAGGGTCCTAAGCATCTTGCAAATATTACTGCTATGGCGGGGGCTGATACTGCACGTCAAAACAATGTTGCAACCATTCAAAATGTGTATGGTGTTGATCTATCAGAGATGCAGACCAAGCAAGCTAAAAGTACTACGATCACAGACGCAGGTGCTGGCTATTCAGCTGCAGCTAGATCAAACACTACAGCTACTATTTCTACCACTGGTTTTTCACAACCTACCATAAATGCTACAGCAACTGTTTATTTTAATGGTACAACAGTTTCTAATGTAATAATTACAAACCCCGGGGCAGGCTATACAACAGCTGCTCAATCTAACACTTCTATTTCTGTATCCACATCAGGTGCAACACAACCTACTACTAATGCTACAGCAACTTTGAATTATACTTCTAGTACTGAATCGTCAAATGCTGCACATACAGGTTGGAACACTTACATTAAGTATACTGATGCACATGGACAAATTAGAGAAAAAACAGAAGTACTCGTAGCCATGTCCAAGTCATTCACTGCTGCAGCTGCAGGGGATGCTTCTGATGATACTATATTCCCAGATAGTTAATGGCTGATTCCAAGGTAAGTGAATTAACAGCAGCCACCTCTGTAGGTGGCTCTGATGTATTCTATCTAGTTCAATCTGGATCTAGTAAGAAAGTTACTGCGTCTACATTATTTGAAAATGTTTCTAATGTTACCCTAAAAGGTAATGTACTGTTAGATTCTTCCGTACAAACATTATCAGCTCCTGGTGTAATAAATTTAAACAAACTAGTTACTCATCTTAACTCAGATGCTTCCGGTGGTTCGTTAACTATTGGTGCAGGTAATACAAATCAAATTAAAATTATTTGTATGACAGCTACAGCAGGTGGTACTTTCACTATGTCTAGTAATATTGCTGGCAATGCTGTAATTACCTTTAATAATGTAGGGGATACATCAACTCTGCTTTATACAAATAGTAAGTGGTTTGTAATAGGGGGTACGGCTAACGTAACCTATTAATATGAGTCTTGAGTTGTCTGAAGAAACGTTTTCATTATATGCTATAAAATTTTACGATAATCCACACTGTAAAGGTATGTCTGAATTTCATGATGACTTAAAGAGATTCAGATATCTTAAAAGATTATTTCGTAAATATAAAGCAGGTAAGGGATTAAAAGAGAGGTTAGTACTTAATCATATAATTATTTTATATAATTTGTTTGGGGTTGAGGCAACTACAAAGATGTTATTTTTTAAAATAGAACGTAAATACTGGTCACAGTTAAAATCGTTCTTATATTTTTTAAATTACATTCCTATCGGCCCGATCATTATTAATCAAGAAGTAATAGAAATATACGAGATAGAAATGGATCAAGAAGTACTACTAGCGCTGAGTAATATGTAATGGGTCGTTTTGTTGATTCTATTATTGCTTATAGAATTTTAAGAATGCTAACCACTCCGTTTGAAGAAACAGATGCCTTTAGATTAGGTATCATTGATGATAAAGGTAAGGAGTTAAAAAAACTTAGCTCTTTAAACACGGTTGAGGAGCGCGATGCTTACAGCATACTTCATCGTATGGTTTTTAGAATTAAACGTATTATTGAGAAAGTTCCTATAGAAAATAAAAAACTAGTATCTTTTGCAGCAGCACTATCGCTAGTCAAAGAGCATTACGAGCTTAAACATGAACCTATTAATTTAGAAGAACTCTTTTTAAATAAATTACATACCGATCTCACCGAAGAACTTAACACTATTAAAAAACTAGGTAATCAACATATGCTTACGTTTAAGCATTTTTATGAAGAAGCTCCTGCTAATAATGCTTCAGCCTCGCCTGGTATTGCAGGCTTTACACCTGAAACATTAGGGGTAAAAGTCAGACCCAAGTTACTAAGACGGAAGAAAATAAATGCTGAAATTTCTAAATAAATTATTCGGAATTCCCGAACCCAAGCCAGTACAAAACCCTCCTATTACTATTACTATTGATACTAATACTGCTGAAGTAAAACCAGAGACCATAGTAGCTCATGTACCGGAAGTTAAAGAGCCTGAAGTAAAAGTTACAGTAAAACAAAAACCAGCTAGGAAGCCAGCCAAGCCTGCTACTAAAGCTAAACCTAGAGCTAAAAAATAGTGTATGGATCCCAATCAAGATACCAGACTTTCGGTACTCGAAAGTCAAGTAACTACCATTACTAATTCTGTTGGTAAACTTGAAACTAAAGTGGAATCTAATTACGCTACCCTTCATCACAGAATCAGTGATTTAAGAGATGACTTTCATAATAATCTTGAAACAAAAACTAATAAAATTTTTGAAAAAATGGATGAGCAGTCTAAACAATCATCCTCACAACATCAAGCTATAGCAGATAAAATTACATCCATAGAACGCTGGAAATGGATGGTTATAGGTGGAGCAATAGTAATAGGTTATGTTTTAGCACACATAAAGTTAGAAAAACTCTTTTAGTAGCCTATCAACAGGTTTTCTAATATAATAAAGCCTCTTAATGGGGCTTTTTATGTCTATATTCTTAGATACCAAATATTTACTTTTAATAAGTAACCGACTACCTTTATTTAAAAAGAAAAAAGATACTACCTATAACTGTAGATGTATCTTTTGTGGTGATTCTCAAAAGAATATCAGAAAAGCACGTGGATACTTCTTTCATCATAAAACTGATATTCGGTATAAATGCCACAATTGTGATGTATCTATAAGTATGGGTGGTTTTCTAAAACAAATTGACCCAACACTTTATTCCCAGTATGCATTAGAACGTTATACAGAAGGTCACCAGCAACCCATTAAATCAGTACAAGAATTTGAGTTTGAGCAACCTCAATTTAAGTCTAAACAAGAAAGATTATTAGATAAAATATTGATACGGGTTAGTCAGCTAGATCCTGAACATGAAGCTGTAAAGTATTGTAAAACACGGCTTATCCCTGATAAACAATTAGAAAACATATATTATATCGATAATGTTCAGAACATAGTTCAGTTGAACGAGCATTATAAACAAAGTATATTAGGGCAAGAACCTAGAATCATTTTTCCATTTTACGATACTAATCATCAGCTATCAGGAGTTACCTGTCGAGCTATTCGCGGAGAAGCATTACGGTATATTACCATTAAAATTAAAGACAATGTACCGTTAATCTTCGGATTAGAGAATATTAATAAAAATAAACCCGTCTATGTAGTAGAAGGACCAGTAGATAGTTTATTTGTAGATAATTGTATTGCTGTAGCTGGTACTTCTTTTGATAAAGTAGAAGGTATTACTGATATAAATAGTTTAGTATATATTTTTGATAATCAGCCTCGTAACAAAGAGGTCTGCAGTATCATGCAAAAGCATATTAATAAAAATGTACCTATGGTGATTTGGCCACAAACAATTCAAGAAAAAGATATTAATGACATGGTGAAAGCAGGTAGAAATATTAATCAAATTATTAAACAGCATACATATCAGGGTCTTCAGGCTATGGTTCAATTTACAGCATGGAAACGAGTATGAAGGTCAGGTTAGTAAGCTACTCACAACCATCGGAGGAGATGTTAGAAACATATGAGCACCATCTTATTCCCGATCTACAAGATCTCGTGGCCTACTGTGCAAGAGTGTCTAATCCCTCCAATCAGCTCAATACAGAAACTACAGAAAAACTACTCGCATACCTTATCAAACACCAACACTGGTCACCCTTTGAAATGGTCAGCGCCTGCCTCGAAATCGAAACTACTCGAGACATTGCAAGACAAATCCTACGACACAGAAGTTTTAGCTTCCAAGAGTTCAGCCAGCGATATGCTGACCCTACTAAAGAACTCTCATTCGTTTTTAGAGAAGCAAGGTTACAAGACCCCACTAACCGACAAAATTCTATCGAGTTAAAAAAGACTCAAGGGCATATGGATCTACAAGAGTTATGGAAAGAAAAACAGCAGCGTGTTATGTATGCAGCCTTTGAAGCGTATGAATGGGCTATTAAGAACGGTATTGCTAAGGAACAAGCACGTTGTGTATTACCTGAAGGTAATACCGTTTCTAAGCTATATATGAATGGAACCTTGAGATCCTGGATACACTATATAGATTTACGATCAGGTCATGGTACTCAGTTAGAGCATATTGAGATCGCAAAAGCGTGTGCTAAAGTAATTAACCATATAACACCTATGATACAAAGGTTTGTACAACATGAATGAACCTATAGTTCTAGTTAGTTTATTACCAGGTATAATATTACATTTGTTATGGCTGTTGTCTATAATTGCAATACTATCATCTGTATTACTGAAAAAATATCCTCCAATAAATAAATTTTATTTTCCTTTAAGGGTAGGTGGTTTCGCTTTACTATTGTTTATGACTTATATTGAGGGTGCGCATTTTATTAATAATAAATGGCAAGAAAAAGCTGCAGAATTACAAGAAAAGATTAAGCAAGCAGAAGAACAAGCTAGACAAACAAATACAGTAATAGAAGAAAAAATAGTAGAGAAAACTAAAGTTATTAAAGAAAAGGGAGATACTGTTGTACAGTATGTTGATCGTGTAGTAAAAGGTGACACACAAATCATTGAAAAGAACCTTTCAGAAGCTGAGCGCGAAAAATTTAAAATACAGATCAACGAACTATCCCTAGCGCAAAAAAACTGCCCTATAGTCCCAGAGTTAGTTATTAATATGCATAATGAAGCAGCTAAACCTCCCTTTAAAGGAGATAAAAAATGAGAGTGATACTATTATCATTTTTAATATTTCTATCTGGCTGCACAATGTTCGTACCTGTTAAACCACCTAAGTTTCCCGATGCAGTCCCAGAATTAACTAAAAAATGTGAGGAATTGAAACTAGCAGTAGGTAGTACTATTTCAATTACTGACCTGTTGAAAACTGTTGTGAATAACTATACTATGTACTATGAATGTTCTAACAAAGTAGACGGATGGAACGAATGGTACACCAAGCAAAAAGAAATTTACGAAAAGACTAGGAAGTAATATGAAACTTCTTTCAATCATTATTCTTAGTACAATCATACTAGCTGGATGCGCTTCTACAAAAGAGCAGATGTATTACGAAGCCGCAAAAGCTATCAGTAAAGATAACACAGTATCGCAGACTGCATGTTGGGCTGCTATAACTGAAATCGCAAAATCTGGTGATAGCGGTGCTAAAGTAGGTGCTGTAGCACTAGCAGATAAATGTAAAAATCAACCTGTTGGGATTGAACCTCCAAAAAGAAATTGGCTAGGTTTGTGATCTAAAAAATAATAAAGGAGTAATCTATGCCCATAGGAGTAGTCCATGGCATTACGGTCAACTATTCTCGAGATGAATTGTTTGATGATTTAGGTATTAAACGTCTTCGCGAATCATATATGATGGAAAGCGAAGCTTCTCCACAAGAAAGGTTTGCATATGTCTCCGCAGCGTTTGGAAGTAATCCAGAACACAGTCAGCGTCTTTACGATTATTGCAGTAATCACTGGCTTAGCTACAGCACACCTATACTCTCTTTTGGACGCTCGAAGCGGGGTCTTCCTATTAGTTGCTTTCTACCTTATTTGGATGATAGTTCTGAAGGTCTGGTCAATACTTTATCAGAAGTTAATTGGCTTTCCATGCTCGGAGGAGGTGTAGGAATTGGAATTGGTATACGTAGTGCAGATGATAAGTCTGTCGGTGTTATGCCCCATCTTCGTACTTATGATGCTTCGTCATTGGCATATAGACAGGGACGTACTCGTAGAGGCAGTTATGCTGCATATTTGGATATCAGCCATCCTGATATCTTATTATTCCTTGACATGAGGAAACCTACAGGTGATCCTAACATGCGAGCGCTTAATCTTCATCATGGGATTAACATCACTGATGATTTTATGCACATTATTGAAAAATGTATGCTTGATCCAACAGCTGACGATACGTGGGAACTAAAAGACCCGCATGATGGATCGGTTAGGGAAAAAATATCAGCTAGAGAATTATGGCAACGTGTTCTTGAGCTTAGAATGCAGACTGGGGAACCATACCTACACTTTATCGATACTAGCAACAAACTAATGCCTGAGTTTCAAAAGAAACTTGGATTGAAAATTAGACAGAGCAATTTGTGCTCAGAAATTATTTTACCAACCGATAAAGAAAGAACAGCAGTATGTTGCCTATCGTCTGTGAATTTGGAGTATTATGATGATTGGAAAAATAATAAATCCTTTCTTCGGGACGTTGCAGAAATGCTTGATAACGTTCTTCAGTATTTTATTGATCATGCTCCTGATAGCGTATCGAGAGCAAAGTATTCAGCTATGCGTGAACGGTCTATTGGTATTGGTGCTCTCGGTTTTCATGCTTACCTCCAAAAGATACAAGTCCCGTTTGAATCAGCGCTGGCTGTAAGCAAAAACAGACAGATGTTCAAACATATTCGTGAAGGATTAAATCGTGCAAACCTTGACCTTGGAAAGGATCGTGGTGAAGCTCCTGATGCTGTGGGCACTGGGTGTAGGTTCAGCCACCTTATGGCTATTGCTCCCAATGCTTCATCATCCATTATTATGGGCAATACCTCTCCTAGCATTGAACCTTATCGTGCTAATGCTTATCGTCAAGATACTCTTTCAGGTGCTTATCTTAATAAGAATAAATGGTTAGATAAAATTATTATGGAGAAATGTAATGCCGATTCTAAGTTGGACTATAACGAAATCTGGTCAAGTATTATCGCAAACGATGGCAGCGTTCAACATCTTGAGTTCTTATCAGACTGGGAACGAGATGTATTTAAGACGTCAATGGAAATCGATCAGAGATGGATTGTACTGCATGCCGCTGATCGCCAACCCTACATTGATCAGGCGCAGAGCGTTAATCTCTTTTTCAGGCCTGACTCGAATATCAAATACATACACGCCGTTCACTTTATGGCTTGGAAGCAAGGACTCAAAACGCTATACTACTGCCGCAGCGAAAAGATTTCGAAAGCTGATAAAGTCTCTAAAAAAATAGAACGAAAAGTCATTGAAGAAATAGATATGAAAGCGTTAGTAAACGACGAAGCGTGTCTAGCTTGTGAGGGCTAATCTTTATGAGAAGACCGCTCCTTTTTGTTACTAGAGAAAAAGAACTTGAAATTATTCAACGTTTAGAAAGCTTAGTAGATACAAGAAAATTTCACCCTAGTAATACAGCTTTAATCCAGGCAAGTGTTGACTATGCAGGTACTGTAGCTATGCATCTATCACATGCTTGGTCTGTAAAAGGTGAAATTATACCTATTATTCCTATAGAGGTTACTTATCCTGATGAGACATATACGTATGTGAGGAGAAAATTTATATACGATATGGAATGGCATCTTAAACATGTTAACTATCAACGTTTTGTAGTAGTTGAAGCTGGTATTATTAGAGGGGGAAACTGGATGTGGATCTTAGAAGAATTTGGTAAGATGGGATTTCATCGAGATAAAGTTACATTGGTCACTATGTACGAAAACATTCACTCACAAGTCAAATCGGATTATGTAGGTGAATATTACGACGATGAAAAACAAGATCTAACCTTTTATTATGAAAAATATAATAAACACTGGCCTACGAATTAGATATGAGTAAAATAGTTCTACTTAAAGATGTCTATGAGTTAAAAGAACAAAAGGAAAAAGAATTAAAATTTTACAAAGAAAAACTATTAGAGTTACAGGAGAAAATGGTTTGGGTAGAGAAAGAACTTAAGCTTACTAAAGATATCATAAAGTTAATAGAAGAAGAAAAGATAACTAACATAGAGACTACTCATGATCAAAAAAACAAAACATAATCTTGCTGATGAACGAAGTTATTTTAAACCGTTCAACTACCCCTGGGCATACGAATACTGGTTAAAGCATGAACAAGCCCATTGGCTTCATACAGAAGTTCCTATGATTGAAGATGTAAAAGACTGGAAGAATAAGCTCAGTGAAGATGAAAAGAAATTCTTAACACACATATTCCGTTTTTTCACCCAGGGTGATATTGATGTGGCAGGAGGTTATGTAAAAAATTACTTACCATACTTTCCACAACCAGAGATAAGAATGATGTTGGCAGGATTTGCCGGGCGTGAAGCATTACACATAGCTGCGTACTCTCATCTAATAGAATCTCTAGGAATGCCAGAGACTACATATTCGGAGTTTAACGAGTACGCTGAAATGCGTGAAAAGCATGACTATTTGTTAAATTTAAGTACACAAAATACAACGAAAGAGTCGACTGCAGAACATATCGCAGCTTTTTCAGCGTTCACCGAAGGTATGCAATTGTTTAGTTCCTTCATTATGTTATTAAATTTTCCTAGACATGGTAAGATGAAAGGTATGGGTCAGATAGTAACCTGGTCTATTGTTGATGAGACTATGCATGCTGAAGCAATGATTAAGTTATTCCGTACATATATAGAAGAAAACAGAGAGATATGGAATGACGATCTTAAATCTAGAATTTATACCATTGCGACTAAGATGGTTGATTTGGAAGATAAGTTTATTGACTTGGCATTTGGCATGGTACGGGTGGCTGATCTGGACGCTGCTGACGTTAAACAGTACATCCGCTATATTACTGACCGTCGCCTTATTAGCTTGGGTCTTAAAGGAATCATGAAGGTAAAAAAGAATCCATTACCCTGGGTCGAAGAAATGATTAATGCACCTACGCATACTAACTTTTTTGAAAATCGAGCTACCGATTATGCTAAAGGTGCGTTATCGGGTGACTGGTCTGATGTATGGGGAAAAGCTGCGTGAAAGAAAAATTTGTGAAAGCGCATATGAGAGTAGCCCATATCTATGCTGAACTCTCACATGCAAAAAGGTTGAAGGTAGGCGCGATTGTTGTAAAAGACAATCGCGTTATTAGTATTGGTTATAATGGTACTCCAGCAGGATGGGGTAATATATGTGAAGACCATGTCTATGAACCAGATGGATTTAACATTAATATAAAAACTAAACCGGAAGTTATTCATGCTGAAGCTAATGCTATTGCCAAGCTTGCTAGAAATCATGAGTCCGGGTTAAATGCGGATATGTTTATTACTCATGCACCATGTATGGAGTGTGCCAAATTAATTTATGGAGCAGGTATTAAGCAAGTCTATTTTAAGCAGCCCTACCGTGATTATTCAGGTATACATTTTCTTAATAAATGCAATATCGGAGTAGAACAGGTTGAATAAACACTACACATGCGATAGTTGTGATGCAGAATTCAAGATCAAACATACATTGGATGACCATTACTATGAGGTAATGTTCTGTCCTTTTTGTGGTTCAGATATTGAAGAAGAGGAAGAAGATGAGGTAGATGATTACGAATAATTGGACATATCATGGTGAACCATTTGTTGAACCTGGAGAATATTATGGATTCGTTTATTGCATCACAAATTTGCTATCTGGTAAGCGGTACATCGGTAAAAAATTTTTCTGGTCTGTTAAAAGAAAACAAGTTAATAGAGTTAGAAAACGTTACAAGGTTGAATCAGACTGGAAGGAATACTGGTCATCTTCCGAAGACCTCAAGGAAGACGTGCGCACTATTGGACCCGAACATTTTAAACGGGAAATCCTTCACCTATGTAAAAACAAAGGTACAACAAACTACCTAGAAGCTAAAGAGCAGTTTGTACGTGAAGTACTAGAATCTAAGGATTGGTACAATAGTTGGATACAAGTCAAGGTGCATCGTAGTCACTACAAGCCTTGACTTTTTTTAAATTTGGGGCTATAATGTAATTATGAATACACAATACACCACCTCATTTACCGAAGAAGATCGCAAACTATTCAGAGAATGGTTACGTAGTCATCTTTCTTATGGACCTACAAAAGTAACATTTACAAAGAAAGACGGTACTGTTCGCACCATGAACTGTACTACTAAGTCTGAATTAGTAGAAGCTTACGAAAAAAAGACAGACAAACCCCCTAACGAAGAAACATGTTTTGTTTATGATTTAGATAAACAAGCTTGGAGATCATTTAGATATGACTCTATTACTAATGTGACGTTTATAGTATGAGTAAAGTTACTTCCCCATACGGTGACGAACCTAAAGGTATTACACCTGGTGATCGTTATAACACTAAACTGGCTGTTGCCTTCAATTGGTATAATCAGGAAAAAGATAAGAAAGACGCAAGAAACTTTTTGCGTTACTATATTCAATCAAAAAATAAAACTGCAGTAAAACTATTCGATCAGGTACCGGACCAAAAAATAGATAACACGTTTGGGTGGTTATCCCGCCTAGTTATGACTGGTTCAGTACTCTCCCCCGAACATCAGCAACGTTTGGATCAGTATACAGTTACGCTTTTAAACTATAAGCCTAAAAAAGCTACGGTATCTCTGGAAACTGTTAAACGCCCTCACGTACGTGAAAATATGGAAGAGAAGGTTAAAGAATACCTAGGTAACCTCGAAGGTGAACTAGACGCACCTAATGATTTAAATTTATTTCAAGATTTACAGCTTAAGAATATTCCCGCACCCTATCTTCCTTACCTAGCACAATTTATTGCTCGAAAAGCAAGCGAGTTTATTGATGTATATGAAAGTGACAGTCCAGATATTAAAGAAGGGTATAGTAACTTTAATAAACGTCGATTAACAAGTACGTTAAAATTGCTTGCACAATGGAAAGAAGATATTGCTAAGTATGAGCAATTTAAAAAAGCTAATCGCAAACCCAAGGCTAGAAAGACCAAGTCTCCGGTTGAGCAAGTTTCTAAGTTAAAGTTTCTAAAAGAATCTCCAGAGCTTGAAATTAAATCAATCCATCCTACCGAACTAGTAGGAGCTTCTCAGATCTGGATATACAATACCAAATATAAACGTTTATCTGTTTATCGCTCTGAGTCTTCACAAGGTATGCAAGTTAAAGGTACTACATTACAAAATTACGACCCAGAAATTTGTGAGCAGAAAGCATTACGTAAACCTAAGGAGGTGCTCAAGAAAGTATTAGACTCCGGTAAAGTTCAGTTGCGAAAAATACTATCAGAACTTAACACTAAAGACCTTCCTGTTAATGGAAGAATCAACGAGGAGTGTTTGCTTATAAGAGCAGTAAAATGATTATCATTGATTATAGTCAAGTAGTAATATCTACTCTCATGTCTGAAGTTGGAAGTCGCTCAGATGTAGAGATTCAGATAGAGTTACTACGCCATATGATTATTAATACTATTAGAAGTCATAAGGTAAAGTTTCAACGGGAGTACGGTGATGTTGTAATTGCTTGTGATAGTAAAAAGTATTGGCGTAAGCAGTACTTTCCATACTATAAAGCCAACAGAAAAAAAGCTCGTGAAGATTCTGGGTTTAATTGGGCGGCAATTTTCGATGCTATTAATACTCTGAAAGAAGAATTGAGAACATTCTTTCCCTACAAAGTTATTGAAATTGAAGGTGCCGAGGCTGACGACGTTATTGCTTGTTTAGTTAAATGGTCAGCTGAACATGATCTTACTGATGCATTATTTCCTGAACCCAAACCTTTACTGATTATCTCCGGGGATCACGACTTTAACCAGTTACAGAAATATAAACATGTCAAACAATTCTCTCCGGTTCAAAAAAAATTTATTAAGCCAGACTCAACGCCGCAGAGAATTATACTGGAACATATTATCAAAGGAGATAAGGGAGACGGAATACCAAACGTACTTACTTCTGACGACGCCATCGTCCAAGGAGAAAGGCAGCGCCCGGTTTCGTCGAAAAAATTAGAAGAATGGACGAGCGACCCAACATCTATGCCCCAGGATGATAATTTTAAGCGTAACTATCAACGTAATCAGACGTTAGTGGATTTTGAATTTATACCAGATCATATAAATCAGTCTATTATAAATAGCTTTGTAGAATACCCTATAAAAGATAAAAGTCAGATTTTAAATTATTTGATTCAACATAGAATGAAACAAATGATCGAACATATTGAGGAACTATAATGACCTTAACAATCCCAGAAATACTTGATTTAATTAATCAAGCAAAAACAAAAAAAGAAAAACTAGAGTTGTTTAATAAACATCGTAGCGATCCGTTAATAGTCTTAATGCGTATTAATTTTGATCCTATGCTATGGTTTGATTTACCAGAAGGAGAACCGCCGTATAAAAAGGAATTAGATGTACCGGTAGGTCATTCTCCTTCTAACATCTATAACGAGTTTAAGCGATTCTATATCTGGCTCACACCTCAACCTAACCTAAGTAAAGCAAAACGGGAATCGTTGTTTATTGAAATGCTAGAATCCGTTCATGTAACAGAAGCTGAGGTTATTTTATTATGTAAGGAAAGAAAGCTTAAAACTAAGTATAAAACTATTACTGATGATTTAGTTCGCGAAGCCTTTCCTAATTCCTTCTCACCTAAAGTAACCCAAGTAAAAAAGGAAGAAAAAGCCCCTTTAGTTTAAAATCTCTTTGGAACCGTATGTTCAACAAACCAAAACCTACCCCCTGGGTAGGTTTTTCCTCATTACCAGCACCAGAGAGATGGTTTAATGTTAAGCTGGCATCCCCTAGACGTAACCGTAGAAAATAATCCTAATGCCTGTATAATAGAGGTTGGAGGATATTATGACATTAATTTATACGAGTACTAAGTCTCAAGTTAAACCTAAGCAGCGTAGTAAAACCGAGCGTATGGAGTATGAAGCTTGGTGTGCTAAGCATGGAATAAACCCTTATGGAAAAACTAAAGTGAAACCTGCAACTGTTCGTGGTAAGAATCCCGTAGTAGTTACTAGTGCATTTCGTCGCGATACTCCTGTCATACCTAGTCATGACTCTGGTTCTCGTGGTGCTGTTACCTGGGCTAAAGGACCTAAAGTCTATACAGGAGATCAAATGATTGGTATTGCTACGATGCATAAGTCTAATTTAGTCCCTATTTTTCAAGAGTCAGCAGCAAAAGAAGTCTCTGCAATGAGACGTTAATTTATTATGGAGAAAGTATGAGTTTACCTAACGACCCTAAAGCACGTAAGTCTATTAAAGATTGTCTAGAACAAATTTCTCAAGCTATGTCGCGTATTGAGGATGAACGTGACTATATTAAAAATGCTATTAACGATATCTGTGAAGAACATACTCTAAGTAAAAAGACATTCCGTAAACTGGCCAAGACTTTTCATAAGCGTAACTTTTCAATTGAGGTTGCCGAACATCAAGAGTTTGAAACTATGTATGAAGAGCTTACTCAAGAAACTGTATTACCTATGTCTGCGTAAGTGGCTTTTTTATGAGAACTGTATATAATTTAGAATATAAAGTAGTAGATAAATTAGGTCGTCAAAAAAGCACCCACCATGTAGGTGTATTTGCTACTTTAGAAGATGTATCTCAAGCCCAACAAGCTATTATTCTGGAACAACCTAATGTAATTTTTGAAATCTATACCTGTGAACATATTTTTTCTTAACATCGACCCTTCTATTTGCGCACAACAACATGTAGACAAGCACGTTGTTAAAATGACTTTAGAATACGGTCAATTAATGTCTACTGCCCATCGAGTATTAGACGGGTTACCATATTACGGTAAAACGATTAATAACCGAAATATACAACGTTGGTTGCTTCCAGATGAGCGAGAGCAACATATCTGGAAAGCGTCACATTTTAAACATCCTTCCGGGTTATGGGTTCGCTCGTCAAGCGCCCACTATCAATGGTTATTTACATTATGGTTAGAGATGTTAAAAGAATATTCTTTTCGTTATGGTAAAATACATAAGGCAGTGGAAATGATAGATTGGTTTTCTAGGTTACCCAATAACATACCTAAAACTGGTTGGCTATCAGACCCACCGCCTGCTATGCCAGATAAATATAAAGATGTAAATTCTATTACTAGCTATAAAAATTATTATCGTCAGGGTAAAATTGATTTAGCTTCCTGGAAACATAGACAAAAACCGGATTGGTACTAATGCCCTTATACACTTTTAGAAATAAAGAAACAGGTGAGACGTTTGATCGTTTAATGAACTGGACGTCAAGAAATGAGTTCTTAGAACAACATCCTTTTTACGAACAGGTCCTAGGTACAACCGCTTTAGGGGATCCTGTTCGTTTAGGAGTTAGACAGGTAGATGATGGCTTTAGAGAAGTTCTTTCAAGGATAGGTCAAAGCAATTACAGAAGTAATATGTCGAATAAATTATCTAGGCGATAATTATGTATACGTATAAACTTTGGGTAAGAATCAATGATTTTCAGACAACAGAAACCTTAGTGTTTGCTAATGATGATTACCATGCAAAGCTTTTGGGTGAGTCACAATTCGGTGTTGGAAATGTTTTAAGTTACACACGAATATAAAAAAAATGGCTTATTCTGAACAAGTCCTCGATCATTATGATAATCCTAGAAATGTAGGTAGTCTTAATAAAGACGAAAAGAATGTAGGAACTGGGATGGTAGGAGCTCCGGCCTGTGGGGATGTAATGAAG